AGGATTTAATTCAGACTCTGATATTATTTTATCTAAGGGTAGACTAGCAGGTGGTGGAGACACATATAACGCTGTATTTGGATTATCATACTTCGATCCACAGTTCTTTACAAAATTACTCTTAGAAACAACTCCCACCAATAATAGTTTTGGTATTGGTAAATATGTTACTGGTTTGACTAGTGGAGCATATGGTGTTGTTGAAGGAGCACCTTCTGGAGTATATTCTATTGGAAGAACTTTATTTGTAAAAACTCTATCAGGAAAGTTTGTATCTGGAGAGTCTATCAGAGACGAGGATGGAGTAACAAATAGAATTGCTAAAGACAATACTATTTCACACTTTATCGTAGCAAATAGAGGACTTGGATATGCTGATGGTTCGACTTTGGTAATCAATGGTGTTGAGTATGATGCTGCAGCAGCGGAAGCTATTCGTTTAACAAATGGTTCTTTCTATTCTGTACAAATCAATAATAAATCTGCTCTTTCTGTTGAATACGCACAACCACCATCAGTAAGTATTAAACAACCAGACGGAGCTGCTAATCCTAGCATTACTGCTGTTATTTTACCAGTATTGGTTAGAAATGCCGTAACCACATACAATCCACAGAATGTAAAATCTCTGTCGGCACAATATGGTTCTGGAAATGCTAATATCTTTACTGCTGATCTGGTAACAGACGATCAGGCATTTGCAGAAATTAAATCTGTAACTGATTTTACTTTCTTTGGATCTAAAGGATATAACTTTATTGAATCTACTAGTTTCAGTGCTGACGCTAGTCTGCTCTTACAGCAGGGTGATGTTGTTCAATTCTCTGATGAGGACAACAATCTTGTTCGCGCTGTTGTACAATATGCTACGGTTAAGCAGGGATCTTCTAAGTCTAGAGTATATCTAGATACTGTCTTACCTGGCAATGTTACTAACACCAGTATTGTTAGATTGCGTCCTAGAGTTGATAACTCAAGTCAGGGAACTCTCTTGTTTCCAACAGGAAGTAGTCAGATTAAAAAAGTAGCTGATACTCCAGAAGAAACAAAAATCAAGTATTTTTTCCGTAGAGATTTTGTAACTACAGCGTCTACAGCAGGTGGTACAATTACATTTGCTGCTCAGTTGCCATTTGGAACTCAGAGATTTGCTACATTTAATGAACAGAATTACATTATTACTGTTCTAGATCCAGGTGATGCTCCAAACATTGCCAAAGGTGATATCATTTATATTGATAAAGATAACGTAGTAATTTCATCTTCAACAGATACTGCGAGTGGACTTACTTCTGGTAGTATTAGCTTGAACTTGCCATCAACATATTTTGGAATTATTCCATCAAATGGAACGTTCCCTAAACTGAAATTGACGGCAACACTAGAAGTTCTGAACGCTAAACCTAGATTAAAAACTTCTATTGAAAATAGAAGAATTGTAGTTACTTCTTCTGGGGATCGAGTTATTCCTTTCAGAGGTACAGATTACGATAGTGATGTTGTTGAAACTATTTCATACTCAGATGCATATAGATTGAGATATGTATATGAAGGAAGTGCTACTCAACCACCAACTGTAGATACTTCTGGACAATTAATTTCTGGAACAGATGTAACCGATAGATTTACATTTGATAATGGACAGAGAGATACTGTATATGATGTTTCTAGAATTGTATTAAAACCAGGAAAAGAGCAAACTACTGGACAACTGGTAATTGCTTTTGATTACTTCGAGCAATCTCAAGGAGATTTCTGTACCATTGACAGTTATCTACATGAAGCAGGAGTAACAGAAGATCTCATCCCATCATTCAACTCTGCTGTATATGGCATCGTAAATCTAAAAAATGTATTAGATTTTAGACCAAAAGTAGATTCCACGACAACCATTGCTGGATTCCAAGATCAGTCTACTTTAGCAAATGTTGTTGGCAATTTTGCTGGTGCTGGATCTGTTATCGCTGCCACTCCAGCTCCAGATACAAATCTGGAATATACAATGTCGTTCAGTCAAGTACAATATCTTGATAGAATTGATGGTGTCTTCTTAAACAAGAATGGAAACTTCATTGTTAAAGAAGGAAACTCTTCATTGAATCCAACAAAACCAGATCCAATTGACGATGCTATTCCACTATTCTATGCTTACATTCCTGCTTATACACAGACAAGCAAAGATGTAAGAATTACTACTGTTGATAACCGTCGTTATACGATGCGTGATATCGGCAAATTAGAAAAGCGCATTGAGAGACTTGAGTATTATACCACTCTTAGTATTCTAGAGCAACAAGCTCTTAACATGCAAGTTAAAGATGAAATTGGTCTTGACAGATTTAAGTCTGGTTTCTTGGTTGATAACTTTGAGGCACATAGATCTGGAAGTCTTGTATCTTTAGATTATCAGTGTGCTGTTGATTCTCAGCAATCTGTATTACGTCCCCAATCTAAAGAAGATTCACTCTTCCTCGAAGAGGTTAATAAGAGAGAAGATCAGAGATTTGTTTCTGGATATAAAAAGTCTGGTGATATTGTTACTCTTCCATATACGAGTTTAAATCTTTTAGGAAATAGTTTTGCTTCCAAGACACTAAATCCAAATCCATTTGTAGTTCTTCAGTATGTTGGTGATGCTGCTTTATCGCCAAGTATTGACCAGTGGTATGATCAATCAGTAGAACCATTAGTTGTAGACACCAATACTGATCTTTATAAGATCTTTATTGCTAAGCAAGATGTTAGAGAAAGTTTCGCAAGTCTTTTTAATTCATTTGTTGTTAACTGGGTTGGTTCTTCTCCCTCATTTACATCTATTAATTCACTAGGACAAGTGAATTCTCTAGATGCTCAATCTTCTGTAAGTAATGCATCTACATCTTCTTCCTCAAACATCAGTCCACAAAACAATGATGTTGCTAAGGGAGTTCAATCTTCTACAGTAAGAGGAAACGTAGTATCCAATGGTATTCAGTTCTTTGCTAGAAGTCAACCAGTAAAATTTGTAGTTAGAAGATTAAAACCAAATACTAGAATCTCCGTATTCTTAGAAGGAAGAGACATTAGTCGTTGGGTCAATCCAGATCTTAGATTTACTGGTATTGCTGGCAATTCCCTGTCAGCATTTAATGGAACAATTACTACAGATGATGATGGAAATGCTAGTGGTCTTATCCTTCTCCCCGCAGGATTTGCTCCTAGACAAAATGCTACATGGGGAGGAGATGTAGATACTGTTGATTACGATCCAAACTCTGAGGAAGTAAGAGTAACTACTGGAGTAAAAACCTTTAGATTTACATCCAGTGCTACTAATGCTGATAAGTTATCAGTAGATACTTATGCTGAAGTAAAGTATTATGCTGTTGGTATTCTACCAGAAAATCCAGTAAGTATTATTTCTACAAAACCATCATTCTTCAAAGCGAATGAGGGAGTTCAGTTTGTTGATAGTAATACTGATAATCCAGTAAGACCAAATCCACTTGCTCAAACCTTTAAGATTGAAAACTATGATGGTGGTGTCTTTACTACTGGTCTTGATCTATACTTCAGCACCAAGAGTAATAAAGTTCCCGTGAAGGTTTACTTGACTAATGTCGAGTCTGATAAACCTGGCAAAAATATTATTCCTGGCACTGAAAAAGTATTATCACCAGCAACATACGTTAAATTCTTTACTAATGGAAATGTATATGTCACTAAAGGCGAGAAAGTAACAGGAACAACTTCTGCTGCCAGTGGTCCTATTGAAAAGATTATCGATAAAAATGGTGTAGATCTAGTTCCTTCTTCCTCTGGAAGATTCTTGCTAACAAACGAGCAAGTATATACCATGGTTCTCAGCAACCACAATGGTCGTTCTTTCAACCAGAATGAAACTCTATCAATTCCATCGGTAACTCTCAGAAACAACACAGAAGGAGAATCTGGTGTTGTAACTATTGCTAAAGATAGTGGTAAAGTTTCGGGAATTAGAATTACAAATCCTGGACAGAACTATACTAATGCTATTCTAACTATTGAAAGTCCACAACTTCCTGGTGGTTCTGTAGCTACTGCCAGTGTAGAAGTTTCCGATGGCAAAATATACAATACTGAAGTTAGTCTAAATGGATTTGGATACACAGAACCACCTTCCGTGGTCATCAAAGGCATCGGTAACGGTGCTGGAGGTTGTGTAATTGAGACCGAGATAGAGATTGATAGTCCAGCGATTAGAATGGGCGTAGCGGTCGATCAAGAGGGTCTGACAGACTCTACTGTTCCAACTCATTTTGAATTTGATCATCCCGTGTATCTACAGAATGATACCGAATATGCCATGGCAATCGAGACAGATTCCACAGACTACGAACTGTGGGTATCAAGACTAGGGGAAGTTGATGTTGCAACAAGCACTGTTATCACCACACAACCATCACTCGGATCTGTTTATAGATCACAAAATGTAGATAACTGGACTGAAGATAATTTTGAAGATGTTAAGTTCTCTCTATACAGAGCAGAATTTGATACCAGCAAGACTGCTAAACTTCTGTTGACTAATGAGTCTCTTGGATATGAACTTCTTTCCAAGAACCCATTCACTACTAATGCTACTGCGAATACTAACGCAACATCTAGATTGTTTAGAAATAACAATAATATCGTTGAGGTATCTCATAGAGATAATGGATTTGAAACTTCTGGTCTATCATATGTTTTCTTTAAGGGAGCACTAGAGACTGGTGGTGTTACATCAGATGTTCTCAACAACACCCTATTCCAAGTTACCAATAGTGGTATTGATACTTACAATATTACATCTTCTATTGCTGCTTCTGGAAATATTGAGGGTGGTGGCGAAGCAGTTTATGCTACTTACAATAGAAAGTATGAAACTCTATATCCACAGATTCAATACTTATCATTTACTGGCACTAAGTTAGAATCTATGGTTAAGACAACTAATGTTGTTCCTGTAGACTCCACTACAACAAATTATACTTCTTATTCTCAAACCGAATATGAAAAGACATTCTTAAATGAACCACATTTCTTTACAAATCAAAAGTTTATTGCTTCTGATATTAATGAAACTCTGAATAGTGTTACATCACTAACTTACGAATTGTCACTGTCATCTACAGTTTCGTATCTATCACCTGTTGTTGATCTTTCTA